AGACGGTCGCGTTGAGCGTCAGCACCACTTGGCGATTGCTCGCTCCGTAGTTGATCGTGTCGTCCCCTGGGACGATGACGCACGCTGGCACCACTGCAAGGTTGTCTGGTGGGTATGCGTGGACCTGGCGAAGCGTATAGCCAGTCGGTGCGCTCTTGCCCTGAAGATGCGCGGCAAGCCCTGCGATGATTGCGACGTCGTTGAAACTCACCGAGCGAGACCTTCGCGGCGACGATACTGCTCAAGCAGCACCTGCGACTCTGGATGCAGAGCGCGCGTCTGGCGAAGAATCCCACCGAGGTCTTGCGAACCGATGACGCCGAACGGCGAGGTTCGGGATGACCAGACTGCTCCTGCTTGAATGATTGCGGCTTGCTTCACTGCGCTCGGCACTGACGGCCATCCAAAGACGCCGATGACCTTCACGCCGCGATAGACGTTCTTCGGGAAGTTCTTTGGCCATGTGACGCTGACCTCGATGCTGGTGTACGGCCAGCCGTCTAGCGCGTTGTTCGCAGGTGCGAACACATAGTCGGTATTTGCAACCCACGTTGTCTCGTAGGTGCCGTCGCCGTTGTCGTCCGTCGTGAGCGAGGAGATGCTCACGAGGTCATCAGTCAAGACGTACTGGAAGTCCTGCGCCGTGTAGTAGCGCGTCTCGCTCGCAGTGCCGAAGCCCTGGCGTCGGTCGGTGTAGTTGTCAATCAGCGCGTCGGTTGCATCGAGTACGGACTGAAGTGCGCCGTCGTCCGTCGTATCGGCGGTGCCGATTCCGATTGCGCTCTTGAACTCTGCAAGGGTTGCGTAGGACATTTAGATGCCTCCGATTTGTAGGACGCTGATGGTCTCGCCCGCTTGACTCGCGACAGCATACAACTGCACCCGCTCGGGAACGTCAATCACGACTGGCAAACCCTTGTGCAAGATGTAGCCGTTGCTCACCGTGACGCTTGCGCCGCCGATGTAGATGGTCGAGTTCCCGCCAGCCTCGGCGTATAGGTGGAAGGTTGAGCCAGTCACGCGCCCTTCGCCGATTGGCGTGGCAGCGGTGCCGACCGTGATTTGCCGCTGTTGGATGATTTGCTCGCTCACTCGCTTTTCCCCTTTTCCCGCCCTCTGAGCGGCTCTCTGGTCAGGGTGGCGGTATCGCCCCACCTCACGACTATAGCGCGCTCTACGTGGCTCCTAGACGCCTCTGCGTTGATTCTGCGAGGCTGCCACTTGGTCAGTTCCTTGAGTTTCTTGAAGATGTTCACGATTCCCTCCTGCTATGAGCGAAGGGGTGCCGAGCCGAAGCCCGACACCCCTTCCCTCAACCTAAGCGTCTAAACGATTAGACGTTGGCTGACTGGTAGGACTTCACCGCTGAAGCCTGTGCCAGCCCTGTTGCGCCACGAACCTCAACCTTGTACGAGACAAGGCCAGTGTTCCAGGCGTACTCGCGGCTCACGTCCACGCGGACGCCGCCAACGAGTGCCGTGTAAATCTGTCCGAGGTCACCGAACAGGATTGCTCCTGCGGTGTTGTCGGTCAGGTCGATGAGTGCTGCACTGTAGATCGGCGCTCCGAGGAGTCGATCTGGAGTGTTCGCATCACCTGGTCGGAAGATTGGCTGTCCAGCCGTATCCACGAGACCAGTCACAACGCCGAGCGTCGTGTCGTTCATCAACCAACCAGCCTTAGGAGCGCGTCGGTACGCCTGGTTCACAGACGCCTTCAACTTCGCAAGGTCGGTGAAGGTTGGGTTCACTGAAACGGTGCCTGAGCCAGTTGCGCCGACGTTGGCAGCAGCGGCAACAGCGGTACCAGCGAAGGCACCGTGAGCAACTGCAACTTCAGCACCGCACTTGTCGGCAATCATGCCAGCAAGGTCGAACACTGCGTCTTCAACGAGTTCTTCAGAAACCTGAATAATCGTCGCGTACTTGACTGGCGTGAGGGACAGCGCGCTGAGCGTGCCGTCTGACTCGGTGATCGTGCCAGCCTCAGCAACTGAGCCAGCGGTTCCAAGCGCCGTGACGCGTGGGAACTGGATGTTGTTGCCAGTCGCCGTGCGGACCACGGTGACGATGCCTGGATCTAGGAACGGATTGAACTGAGCGGCCACTACGTTCACGCGGTCGGCGATGGAAACTGGGTTTCCAAGTCCTGTCGCGCGGGTCACGTCGCGGTACTCAAACGTTCGCCCGCCGCCATTGCGCCCAAGAGCGCGCAGTTCGGCAACTTCGTCGTCAGACTTCTCAGCCTTCGGAGCGATGACTGAAGCGAACTCAGCGCGGACTGCATCAGCGGCGCTGCGCGCCTCTGCTGCGGACTTCTCGCTGCGAATCGCCTCGGCGATTACGCCAGCCTCGGCCGTAAGAGCCTCGAACTGGTTCTTCTTGTCGCCCTCAAGGGCAACGCCCGACTCAGCCGCTTCAGCGACGATGCTCGTCGCCTGCGTGAGCAGGTTTGCACGGGTCTCGTGCAACTTCTTGATGTCTGCCATTTTGGTCAGACTCCTTTCTTCTTCTGGATTTCCACAATGTTGCGGCTCGCCTAGCGGGATGGTCTTGCGTGGGCTTGCGTACTTAGCGCAGCGGGACGCGACCTCGTGGCTGTTAGAGCGATTCAGACTCCATGCGCGCAAGCACGAGCCGAGCCTCTGCGACTGACGAGTCAATCGCTTCGGACTTAGGCGCGAGTTTCTCACGCACGGTGTCAATCACCTCGACGTCCTCCAGGGTCAGCGGTGTCGCCGACTTGATGGACTCGATGGCTGAGATGAGGCGGTCGCCGTCTACGCCCATGCGCTTGGCAACCTTGCGAACGCTGGTCAAGCCGAGCGTTGCTGGGTAGGCTGGCGTCTGCCCTGCGGACAGGACGCTCACCTCAAAGAGATTGACTTCGCGGAGTGTGCGGAGGTCGTCGTCCCACTCGTCGCCGTTCTTCGGAATCGTGAAGCCGAACGACATGCCCATTGCGCGAGCCTCGTGAGTGAGTTTGGAGATGACGCCTGCGGCATCTGGGTCGGCTGGGTCAAGGCGAGCCTCAACCTTCAAGCCGCGCTCGTCTTCGGTGAGGCTGAGGCGGCCGCTCGCGGTCGTTGCGAGTGCGCGCGTCTCGTCATGCCCAAAGAGGAAGGAGACAATCTTCTTGCCGTCGGCAACTCGTCCGAGTGTTCGTCGGAAGGCGCCTGGAGCGATGACTTCGGTGAACGGAAGTCCAGCCGAAGGTGCGCCGAAGAGCGCAGCGTAGCCAGTGAAGGTCTTCTGTCCGTCTTCGCCTTCGGTCACGGTGAAGTCGCCCATCGGGAGTGCGCGGGTTTCAAGTTCCTTCACGTCAAACCTCTCTTCAGTTTCTAGCGGCGCGAGAACGCCGTCTGCCCATTGTAGAACCCTGTCTGCACCATTTTCTGCTGTGGGGTCTACTCCCCAAAGCAAGGCGGCCACAGCCCCAGGTCCTGGCCAGTTCTCGTCTGATTCGTTGCTGTTTCGCGGGACGCCTTCCCAGTCGCCACGGTGTCGTAGAATCCACGCGCGCATGCGCGCCACCTTGTCATCCTCGACTTGTCCTGCGCGAAGTTGCCGTGCTTCCTCAATCGTCTCAGGCTGCAAGCCGTCGCCGCCGAGTCCCTGCTCTTCGTAGGTCAAGCCCTTCGCTGCGGCCGTCTGGATGTATTCAGGCACGTCAATCAAGACGCGCACTTCGTCCTCTGGGTCAATCTCGTCCATCGTCAAGCCCATCGCCTCATCTGGCGTGTAGGCAGGGATGCCCATGCCTTCGGCTGCATCGCGCGCCTCGTCGTCGTTATCCACGAGGAAGGCAATCTCGTCGCCGTACTCTTCCTGCAACTTGGAATACTTGTATGCCTTGAACGCCTCGTTCACGGCTGGATTGCTCTCGCCGAAGTCCTGCAGGTGGATTTCCTTGTATGGCACGAAGTTGTCGTCAAGCCATCGCTGCGTCTCAGCGAGGCGGTCAATGTTGCGAGCCGAGACGACGATGACGTCGTAGCCAAAGTCGTTCACCTGACTCTTCAGCCAGTCAATGTAGGGCTGGTTTGGCGTGTCGCCAGTCGTGGTCAGCGTGCCGTCAATGTCAGTGATGATGTAACTCACTGCGGTGGCTCCTGGGTGAGTGTGCCGATGTTGAGCGGCTTCCAGTATTCGTTGCCGCCGTCAACTGGGGAGCGGTCTTCCAGTGATCGCACTTCGTTCACCGAGAGGAAGCCATTGTTGAGCGCGGTCGCGTACGAGTTGTATCGCTCCTGCGTCGTCGCGCGAAGGAGTCCGTCCAGCGTGAACTTCAAGAAGGTCTGCTGGCTGCCTGGCACGAGTCGCTGGAAGGATGACTCAAGGCGCGCAATGAGTGGGCCGAGTCCGAGCCTGAGCCACTCGATGCCGATGACTTCCACCGACGAGTATGAGGTGTTGCCGCCTGGGTACTGGAGCATGTGCAGTGGCACGCCGTAGATGCGCGCGATGGCTTCCACGCCGTAGTGCATCGTCTCCACGAGTTGAAGATCGCTGATCTTCATGCCGAGTTGCTGATAATCGGCGCCGCCAGTAAGAACCGCTACGCGCCACGCCTTCTCCACGCCTTCGTGTCGTCGGCTGAAGCCAGAGCGGAGGTTGTCTGCCTGCTCCTGCGTCAGTTCGCCTGGAACCTTGACCACGCCGCCGAGCGTCGTGCCGTTCTGGTAGAACTTCGCGCTGAAGATTTGCGTCGCGCTTGCGAGTCCGAGCGTCACTGCGTGATGCTCAACTGGCGAAAGTCCGCGATGGTTCTCTCCTGTTGCGAAGAGCGGGATGTGGACAATCTCTTCAGCCGTCAGGACAACATGGCCCTCGCGTGTCTCAACATGATAGAGAGGCTCGCCGAACTCGCCTGACTTGATTTCTACTTTCTGCGGATCAAGGACTCGCGTCTCGATCACATTGTCGGATGAATCGCGCAGGCAGAGGATGAACGCATTGCCGTCAATGAGCATGCTCGTGACGACACGATGCTTGAACTCAAAGGAGGTGAAGTTCGGGTTGTTTGGGATCGGTGTGTCCATCCAGCGCGGTCGCGGACGATACGGTCGGCGCGTTCCGTCAATGCGGATGTAGGTGTCCCACGGAAGTCCTGCAACGGTGTCGGCGTACAACTTCACGGCGGCATAGACGGCGCCGATGCTTGTGGCGTTCTCTTCGGTGACGCGGACTCCAGCGTAGTTCGGGTCTGGCGAGAACCACTGTCCACCGATGGTGCGCTGCTCTTCTGGTTGCTGCTCGCGTCCGAGGATGCGGTCAAGAAGTCCCATCGTTCTCCCTACAACTCAATCCACTTCACTTCGGCTCGCGGCTTCGGCGCTGGAGCATTTCCGAGTGTACCAGCACGCGAGTGCGCCATGAGGCTGGCCACTAGTAGGTCGATGCGCTTCAGCGAGGTCTTGCTCTCTTTGCGAATCATCAACCCATTGCGCGAGTAGTACGGTGTGGCGTTGGCTGCGTGACGTG